GCCAGGACTTCGCGTTCATGGTCTTGCATTCCCACAGCGCGGGGAACGCCATGCCGGGGATGGCGGGGCCACCGGCGAAGACACCATCGACATGGCCGCGGATGCGACCACCCGCAACCGAGAAGCCGAACTGCTCGCCACCCTCGCCACCGCCACGGCGGGTGTAGAGATCGAAGCCGGCGGCGCGGAGCCAGGCGACGGCCACATCCTCCAGCGCGTGCCCGATGCTGAAAATGCGCAGCAGCCGGCCGTCGAAGTCGGCACCCTCATCCTTCGGGGCCTTCACGAACTCAAATTGCAGCGCCCGTTCGCAAGCATGGCCGAGGCGGGAGCCACCCAGGTAGCTGCGCGGCGGCGTCGCCTGATTGGCGGCGACGAGCGCCGCGTCGATCGCGGCGTTGACGTGCGTCGACGTCTGGCTGCGGCTGTTGAAGTCGAGCATCAGAAGGGCGCGTCCGCGGCGGTGAGCGGGCGATGCGGGGCATTCACCTGCTGGGCAGTGGCCTGCATTGCCTCCTGGAAGCCGCCCACGGCGACCTCGATCAGCGTCAGCACCTGCGGCTCGGTCAGATCGATCAGCCGCGTCTGCCAGCCGATCTCCCCCAGGCATTCGCCGAGCGGGCGCATGGTGGCGCGGATGGCGGCCTGCTCCTGTTCGGTGAGGTCAACCACGGCGGGTGCGCTCCTCGCAGCAACGGTGGTCCACAGCGCCTGGCAGGCCATGCTGCAGAAGGACGCGGTGGGGCGTGGCGGTCGCCGCCGTGTCGGGTCGAACCAGCCAAAGCCACGCGCCGGGCGGGAGCAGACGGCGCAGGGCGGTTCCGGGGCGCGGGCCATGGGTCATGCCGCCTGCCCCAGCGCCGCGGGCTGGGCGCTGCGCACGAGATGCTGGATGGCCTGGCGGTTGAACTTGAAGGTCAGCAGCGCCGAGGCCTGGTAGCGCGTCATGCCGAGATCGGCCCGGACCGCCGGGGGGAGGTGGATCAGCTGCCGCTCGGTCGGCGGCTCGCGCAGCCAGCGGCGGCTCTTATGGGCGCTCTCATCGGTCTCATACGCGTTCAGCCAGTCGTCCGCTGCGGCCAGCGCCACCAGCCGCTCGCCGATGGACAGCAGGCGCGGCCGCTCCTCCTTCGCGCCGCCGACCGCGTGCCAGGCGCCGTTCAGGAAGAAGATGCCCGCCCAGCCGTTGAACCCGTTGGCCAGCAGTGCGGCGTCGTCGCCGAACAGGTTGCACCACTGGAAGGCGGAGCGCCGGAGGAGATCGATCTCCGTCATGATGAAGTCGGCGAGCGGCGCCGTCTCGCGCCCGCGGGGCTCGAAGGCGTGGCCGCAGATGGGGCACTCCATCACCGCGATCGGCACCTCCGCCTCGCAGGAGGGGCAGGTCTTGGTGGGCGGATCACCTTCGCCGGGCTGGCTGTCGAGCTCGACGTCCTGCTCCAGGCAACCGTGGATCTGTGAGGAGGTGCCGAAGTCGAGAACGATGCAGTCGCGCTTGATGATGCCAGGATGCTCCGCGGGATCCACGGTGCGCAGCCCGCGGCCGACCATCTGGATCATCGTGCACTTGAAGGAGCTGGGTCGGAGCAGCACGACGCAGGAGGTGGGCGGATGGTCCCAGCCCTCGGTCAGCACCGCCACGTTGACGACGATGCGCGCCTCGCCCTTCGCATAGGAGGCCAGGACGGATCGGCGCTCGCCCTCCGGCATGTCGCCGGTCACCATGACGGTGGGGACGCCGGCCGCGTTGAAGGCCGCGGCGACGTGCTCGGCATGGGCGACGGTGGAGCAGAACGCCACGGTCTGGCGGCCGCCAGCCTTCTCCTGCCAATGCTTCACGACAGCATCGGTGACCGGCACCGTGTCCATGACGCGGGCGACCTCGTCCATGTCGAAGTCATCGCCGCTGCGCCGCACCGCGCGCAGCTCGTCCTGCACACCGACATCAATGATGAAGGTGCGCGGCGGCACGAGGTGGCCGGAGGCGATCAGCTCGCCGAGCCGGATCTGGTCGGCGACGTTGGAGAAGACCTGCCGCAGCCCGACCTTGTCGCCGCGGTTCGGCGTCGCCGTGACGCCATAGATCCGGCAGTCAGGATTGCGAGCCAGGGCGTGGTCGATGATGCGGCGATAGCTATCGGCGACGGCGTGATGCGCCTCGTCGATCACCAGCAGGTCCAGCGCCGGCATCGCCTCCAGGTTCGCCTGGCGGGTCAGGGTCGGCACCATGGCGAAGGTGACCTGGCCGCCCCAAGACTTCTGGCCGGCATCAACCACCGAGGTGGTGACGCCCGGGTTCACGCGGCGGAACTTCGCCAGATTTTGCGCCGTCAGCTCATCCCGATGCGCGAGGACCGCAGCCTTCGCGGCGCCGCTGCCGATATGCTCGCCCACCGCCGACGACAGCATGATCGTCTTGCCGGCGCCGGTCGGGGCGACACCGAGGGTGTTCCCGTGCTGGTCGAGCGCACGCAGGCTGCGCTCGACGAAGAGCTTCTGGCGGGGGCGGAGCATCATGCCCGTGCGGCCCTCCCTCAGCGCGCCCAGGCCGGGCGAGGATCGGCCCCAGCGGTGGGCTGCGGCGCAGCGGCCGGGAAGGCGCCCTGGTGGATGGCCGGTGCGGCAGGCGGTGCATAGGCCTGGGCCGGTGGCGCATAACCCGCCGGCGCCACCTGCCGCCCCATCACCTGGGCGTAGTCGCGATGGTCCGGCGTCACCGCCATGCGGATTTCGTTCTTGGTCTCGCCGCCAGCATCGGTGCCGTGCTCGATTTTCGCCACGAACTCGAGGCCTTCGAGATCCGCGAAGCCGCCGATGCGGCGCGCGGCCTGCGCCTGGGGCGAGACATCCTTGTCCGAGATGCCGCGCGCGGAGTTCAGCATCCCGCGCAGGAAGCTGCGGCCCATCCCCGCCCATTCCGGCCCCTTCGGGCTGTGGAGGCCGATCAGCGTGAAGATCTTGCGCTTGGCGTAGGGCCCCTCCAGCACGGTGAACTCGCCGTTGAGATAGACGGCGCCGGTGCTCCCGCGCGTGGCGTAGCCGCCGGTCCAGCCCTGGCTCGGATCATCGAAGCCACCGGGGCGGATGGTGAGGCGGACCTTCGCCAGCGTCCCCTTGGGGATCAGGTTCGGGTTGGACTGGGCGTCGTTGTAGTCGTTCCAGGCAGCCATGATGCTTCTCCTCCGGTCAGGTGGTGGGGGTGTCGGTGGGGGCGGCGATCGGCGGCGCGGGCAGCGCGGGTGCCGCCGTGGGGGGTGCCGCGGTGCCGCGGATCTTCGCGAAGAGGCGGCCGAGGTCCGGCGGCTCCAGCAGGTCGAGCCGGCCGCTGCGGTCCTTCGCCGGATAGCCCCAGGGGTTCAGCGTCTGGCAGACCAGCGCCCGGAACGGCTGCCCGCCCCCGTCCTTGATCTCCGCCAGCGTCAACACCTCATCGACGATGCCGGGCAGTTCGAGGCTGGTTTTGCTACCCTCGATCTGCAGGCTGAAGACGCGGCGATTGAAGTCGTCGAGCTTCTCGTCGAGGATGCCCACGAAGATCACGTTGCGGCCGCGGGCGTGCTGCAGATGCGTGAGCCATGCGATCATCTCGCGCCCATGGAGGCCGTAGGCGCCGCGCACGTCGGGCTTGCCGGTGCGCTCGGCGAAGGCCTCGGGCTGGCCGCGGCACCACTGGAAGCACAGGCGCCCGGCGACGGTGATGCTGTCGATGAACAGCGTGGCGTAGTGGTCCATGCGCGCCGGATCGCCGTATTCGCGAACCACCCGCGCATGCTGGGCCGCGGAATAGGGCTGGTCGTCGCGCAGCGCGGGGTTCGGGCCGGCGAGGAACAGCGCCAGGTCGCGGCATTCCTCCCACGTCCGCGGGCGGATCGAAGCGCCCCGCCAGCCCCGCACGGCGAGATCGCCCGCCTCGAGGTCCATGAAGAGCGTGGTCACGGCGCAGGTGGTGTTCAGAAGCCAGGTCTTGCCCATGCCGGGCTTGCCGAGGATGGCGGCCTTGACGCCGCGCTCCTCGGCCTGCCGCTCATCGGCGGTGATGATGCGCAGCGCCATCAGCGGCCTCCCCGCAGCGGGATGGCGCCAGCGGCGTGCGGGCTGTCGCGCAGCGCCGTCTCGGACATGATCGCGAGGCGATAGTTGGCGCGGCCGGTGCGGACCGTGCGGGCCGGCTCGAAGGCCTGGCGGATGCGATCGGGCCAGGCGGTATAAGCGCGCTCCGAGACCTTGAAGCTGACCTCGACGTACTGGCCGGGATCCTCGCCGCCGGCGCGGATCTGCTCGGACAGCGCTGCGAGCCGCGCCTGGTCCCATCCCACCTTCTTCGGCAGATCGACGGCGATCTCGACGACCCCGTCCTGGAAGCGGACCGTGCCGGTGTCCTTGCCGGCCGCGGCACGGGCGCCGACCGCGCGCCCCTCGTAGCGGAGCGCGATCGCAGCCTCGATCCAGTCCTGCATGCGCTTGGCGGCGTCCAGCGCCTCGCGCGCATCGGTCTGCAACAGCGCCAGATGCTCGGCGGGAAGCGCGATCACATCGCTCACCGGCATGTGCCGCAGCGCTTCGAGGGTGGGGCGGTTGGTGCGGGGGGCGTCCATCACGCGGCCTCCGCGAGGAGCAGCGGCAGGATGGACGACGCGGATCGGCGCGGGCGGCGGCGTGCGACGAGGATGTAGGCGTAGTCCTCGTAACCGTGGCGGCGCTGCAAGATATCGGCGAGGCCGAGCTCGGCCAGCTTCCAGGCGCGGGCCGCCAGGCGCTGCAGCGCGGCGCGCTCCCCTTCGGGCAGGCACTGCAGCTGCGGGCAGACCTGCCGGGCGAGCGCGCCGCGGTGGTAGGTGATGCTGTCGCCCGGAGCCGCGGCGCCGAGCCAGGTGCAGAGGGACGCCTCGGTGAGGGGCGGCACCACTGCGCGGATGTCGGTGATGTGGGTGTCCATACTTAGCCCTACCCAGCCCGTCGCCGATGCGTCTCAGGCCGCCGCGGCGATGCCGCCGGCGAGCAGCCGCAGGCGCATCTCGCGGATGCGGCGGTAGAGGACCGACCGCGGCAGAGGCCCTCTCTGGCCAAGCTCGTGTGGCGTGCACTGCGCCAGGGAGGCGCAGATGACGTGGTCGCGCCCGTCGAGGACGGCGCCCGCGCGATCGAGGTCGAGGCGGCGCTCCAGGGCGGCGACCGCATCCGTCTGCTGGCCGCACCACGCCGCATACCCCTCCGATTCGGGCATGACGTCGGCGAGCGTCAGCTCCTCTTCCTGGCCGGGCACCGCGTCGTCGAGCGACGCCTCGTGCCGTTCGCGCCTCTCGCGGCGAAGGCGCGCGGCCAGACGCGACGCGCGATGCTGGAAGCAGACCGTGGCGAAGGCCGCGAGCGTCCCGCGCGCCGGATCAAAGCCGGGCAACCGGGTCAGGAGGTCGAGCAGCATGTCCTGCTCCATGTCCTCCCTCTCATGGCCGGGCCGCCCCAGGGTGCGGCAGAGGCGCCGCGCGCAGCGCTCGGCGAGCGGGTGAACGACGTCGAGATCGGCGAGGGAAAGCTCGGTGGGCATCGGGCGCGGC